TTACATTTAGGACAACTTAAATTAGTTTCCATGATGTACTCTTCATTCTCTTCTTCTATGTCATGGTCTCCACCCCATATCAATTCATTGTTACAATTATAACAATTCATATTATCCCTCACAGGCAATACATTCCACATCATCTAACCTTATACGTGGAACTTTAGTGTTTACATTTTCTACATTACGTGCTGCATTAGTTCTAAAATAATACAACGATTTTAATTTATTCATACCGTACCAATGTACATCATTTACATACTGCATGTATTCATCATGTACTTCTTGAGGCTCTGTACTCTTAGGTAGAGTAAAGAATAAATTGACAGACTGTGCTTGACTAACAAACTCTTGTCTTTTGTAAGCGTGTTCCACAATCCATATTTGATTTATCTCATTTGCTGTTTTAAATATTTCTTTCTCGTCATCAGTAAGTACATCTAAGTGTTGTACTGAACCTTCGTTAGCTGATATATCTTTCCAAATGTTTTCTAACTCCTTACCCTTAAATCCTTTAGTTTTAAAAAGCTTTTCAAGATACTTGTTTTTAACTTGGTAAGAACCGGACAAAGTTTTATGAGTATAACAGTTAGCCCTATAAGGCTCAATACTAGGGGAAGTGCCACTACATATAATACCACTACTAGCGTTAGGAGCAATAGCCATGAGGTTAGCATTACGCTTACCTGTACCATGTATGTCAGGAGCTTCTCCACGTTGTATAGCCAACTCTTTAGTGGCTTCAGTTGCTCTAGTGTTGATATAAAGAAATGCTTTATAGTTGAAGCCAGTCGCAAAGATTCCTTCAAAAGGAATGTTCCTCCCTTGTAGGTACGCATGAAAGCCCATTGCACCGAGTCCGAGACTTCTCTCTCTATATGCCGAATAGGCAGACTTAGTAAATCCTTCTTTACCTTCTCTAACATATTTCTGAAATCTTTTAAAGTTTGCACTGTATTCTCCTAACTGTGTTGTATCTATTGCGTTGTCAATGTAGTGCTGTAATACATTGTCAAGCATGGTTATTAAATCCTGTATGAAGTTATCATCCTTTGACCAAGTATCAAAGTGTTCTAAGTTTACAGAAGATAAACAACATACTGCTGTTCGTTCTTCGTCTGTTGGTAGAGTAATCTCTGAACATAGGTTACTCTGTCTAATCTTAAGACCTAAATCTTTCTGTGCTTTAGGTAGATATTTATTACAGGTATCTATATTAATCATATAGGGTTCACCTGTCTCTGCTCTAGCATGAATGATTTGCCACCATAAATCTCTAGCGTTTATTATCTTAACAGCTTCGTTACTCTTAGGGTCAATCAATCTCCAGTCATCATCTTTCTCTACTGCTTCAAGGAAAGCGTCTGTAATATTAACTCCGTTATGTATGTTAAGATTCTTTCTGTTTATATCTCCACCGGATTCTTTTCTCATGTTGATGAACTCTTCAATCTCTGGATGACTGATGTCCATGTAAGCCGCATAAGAACCACGTCTTGTTGTGCCTTGATTGAAGGCTAACATCTGTGAATCAACTACGTGCATGAAAGGAATGCTTCCAGTAGAACGACTGCCATGAGTAGTTGAAACACCATTGCTCCTAATATCGCCCCAATATCCACCGATGCCTCCACCTGAACTTGCCAACCATATGTTCTCATCATAGTGAGCAGATAAACCACCCCTGCTGTCAGGAACATAATTGAGGAAACAACTGATAGGAAGCCCACGAGTTGTACCTCCGTTACTAAGTATAGGAGTGCTAAACATGAACCAACGAGAGGAACTGTAGTTATAAAGTCTTTGAGCAAGTTCAAAATCTGTTTCACCTTTAAAGGTTGCTCCGAAGACGGAGGCTCTTGCGAATGCTTCTTGTGCATGTGTTTCATTCTCCCAAAGATATCTATCTTTTAATGTGTCGAGACTAAACTTATCAAATGTTTTTTCTCTGTCGTAATCTATTTCAATTCCTAAGTAAGGCTTAGTCCCTATCTTATCTTCAATCATTTTGTTCTTCCTTGCTGTTTACGTATAAAGCTATTATAGCATAGTGTACTATCTTCATAAGGTCTTGGTTAGATTTACCATTCTTTTTACCAAACCTCATAGCGTATTTCATAATGTTACCTATACAAAATCCTTCTCCATATCCGGAATCAATTATCATATCTGTTGCTTGGTACTTACCATTAGCATAGTGTTGGTCGTATGTATTACCTATGTACGCTTTGACTTCGTTTAAAATTTTATCTTCGTTAAATTTATAGTTCATCGTTTCTCCAATCATCCGGCAGTGTATCTTCACTATACCATCTAAAATTATTTGTCTCTGCCCATTCAGCATGAGTTCTTTTTGTTCCGTCTTTTCTTTTCTTAGCTTGAGGCATTGGAGAGAAAGGCTTCTGAAATAAGAAGACTAACTCATAGTCTTTAGGTAAAGCTTCTCTAACATGTATGTACTTACTATACTCTGCATAGTCCCAGAACCTACCTTTAGCTTCTAACAATACAATCTTATTATCAAACATCTTCACAAAGTCTGGCTCATACCTATGCTTAACAACATAAACTATTTTTTCTCCATGGTGCATCCAGTCTTTGAGAATGGTTTGATGTATATCAAATTCCCACTTACTGTCATACCCTTGAGCTACGTTTACTTTCTTTGGTCTAGGTTTTCTTGGTACTCTTCTAGGCATCTAACTCTTCCAAATGAAAGTTAGGATTTTGTTTTACTTTCTTATAGAACCATCTAAGACTATAAGCACTTAACATAAATCTATTGTTAGCAAAGATATGTGTTTGCTCTGGTAGAAACTCATGTAAGTTTTTCTTGTTAATCTTACTAGCGTCTTCTCCTTCTGGAGTCATGCTTTGAATCCATCCTATAAGTAATCCTTCAGCCTTACGTCTTAATAGTTTTGATTTCTTACCACTCATATTTGTGTTACCTCTATAACATTAGGAACTTTAGGTACTTGAGTTAAGTATCTATACCCTGTTGAATATTTAAATACTCTTAACCCTTTACCATCGTTAGCATCTTTATGACAATCATGTTTAAACCTACACCAAGTACAACCCCTTGCAAGTTTCATGTTACCAGACTTACCATCTGGTTCATCATCATAACACTTATCAGGTGGTGTTGCTAACTTAACAGCCTTTTTAATATCAGTTATTTTCTTTTTAATATTAGGCTTATCAAAGTTATCAGGCTTGAACATAGCTAACTCTCCTGACTCTTTATTAAGAGCAAGGAAACCACCATGAGTAGTTCCTTCTGCTGATTCATACCCTGCTAGTTGAGCCATGTATCCGAATGGGTCATCCTCTGCTAGAGTACCGTCTTTAAATTTCTTAAAGGCATAGTTAGAAGCAGTCTTAACATCAACAACTTCTCCATCAATAACACAGTCCATGTGTCCTTTGATTCCAGATACTGTTATCTCTTTCTGTTCACTAGTAACTGTATGTCCAGATAACTTAACAAGAAATAAAACTATCTCTTCAAGTAAGTGTCCATACAAGAACTTAATAAATGTAGGTGGAGATATGACTTCTGTATTATCAGAATCAGAGTTCATCTCATACCATAATTGTCTAGGTTGTTTACCTATGTTAGACATTCTTAGTGAAGGTTTACCACGTGGACTAGGGTGTGACCAAGAGTAGAGAATCTCTTTCATTGACTCTCCAAACTTCTCTATGGAGTCCTCATCTATGTTAAGATGTTCTCCTTTTCCTAATGCCGACAATTCATTATATATATCTTCTACTAATGTGTCAAGTGTTTTCTTATTTTTTTTCATCTTCAGTTTCCTTAAATGCTTTTATAACATCTGAAGAGAATAGTTTCTGAAGATTAACTAAGAACATTCTACTAGCGTTATGGTCTCCACCACATACAGTTTTAAAACTATCAAGGTCATCAACAATAGTTCTAAGTACATCTGTTTTAAATACAAGAGTACAGAACTCGTTGTCTCCTACACATAGGTTATGAAACCAATAGTCTGATTCGGTTGCTCTAATTCCTGATGGTTTATTCCAAGACTCATACTCTATACATATGTTTCCTGTCTTCATCCACATACCTTTCTCTGATTTAACTTCTATCTTCTTACCAGTTAGCATGTCCTTTATTTTATCTTCTCTTATCTCTCCGTACTCTAAGTCAATGTCAAACTTCTTTCTATCTTCTTTATTCGGTTTCATATTTTACTACCTCAATGTCATCATTAAAAAACTTTGTTAGGAAATTTTCTATATTACTTACTTGATAAAACTTTTCATTAGGAGTCCCATCAGAATTTATATTTCTCCACTTGCCTTTTCCTACAATATATTCATAAGAATATCTTCTTCTGTTTCCTTTACCGTCTTTTCGTGGGATACTTTTTGTAGTTAAAGTAATTGTATCTTTTTTTATTTTGTATTCTATTTTATTATCTTTTAAAATTGTTTCTACATTTTCAACTTTCTCTTCAGTCGGTTTAAATTCATTCTTTGTTAATAAAAATCTTTCATAAAAATCTTTAATGTTAGTAGATGAATAATGTTTTGTTGGGTAATTATTTTTTTTAATAGGAGACCATCTTCCTGTAGTACTATAATAAGAATATTTAGTTGCGTTACAGTATATCCAAAACATAGTTGAACCTGCTCCTTCTGTTAATTCATATTCAACATTCTTATCTTCTAAAAATTTAATAACTTGTTCTACAGTTTCATTGGTGTTATGTTTAAAAATTACTTCTCCTTGAGAATTAACTCTATCAAATTTCCAATCGTATTTTTTAGTGGGTTTCACTCCAGTCTCCTCCTATCTTGTATTCGCCATCCAAAGGACAACGAAGATTAAAATGTGTTCCTGCTTTTACTATACTATCTACAGCTAATTGTCCTACCTTATCAGCATGACACTTAGGAACTTCTATCTGCCATTCATCATGTATGTTAGCTACGAATTTATATTCCATGTTATTTAATTGTAGCAACTCATCTAGTATAACTAATCCTTGCTTCATTACAATAGCACCTGCACCTTGTAGCAAAGTGTTCAATGCTGAATGTTGATTACGAACATACAGCTTCCTACCGTCTAGTCCTTTGAGATAATTTTTTGCTGAAGCTCTTTGTACTCTGTCTCTAAGAGACTTAAATGTAGGCTTATTATCAAAGAAATATTGTCTAGCTCTCTTACCATCTGATGTACTTCCTCCGACCACGCTTCCAAGTTTTTCATCTCCTGCTCCGTACATAAGTGCATAGATGAATGTCTTTGCCTTATCTCTTGATTCAAGCTTTGCAAGTTTTTGATTAGCGGTGTGTATGTCTCCATTGAGAATTTCATTTGTGTACTCCTCGTCATTCATATAGTGGGCTAACATTCTAATCTCAAGACCAGAAGCATCAACTCCGATTAAAACATTACCTTCTTCTACAGTCCAACAGGCTCTACATTCCTTACCATAAGGACTATAGACTGCCGGTACTTGTGCCATGTTAGGATTCCTGTGTGTCATTCTTCCTGTGATAGCACCGTTAGGTATTACAAAGCCATGTACTCTTCCATCTTCTTGTACTCCTTC